GATGCCTCCGAAGAATCCTAAGAAGAGAACAAAAGCCTGGGTTAGAAGTATAGAATTGTGGGCAGTAAATCAAGCGAAATGGAAAGCTGCTGAAGAGTTCTGTGCAGATCGTAATTATGAGTTCAAGATTATGACTGAAAAAGAACTGGGAATCAAATGATTGCAGACGAGATTAGACAACTAGCAGGAAAGAAAAACAAGAGTGCAGATTGGTATATCAATGCTCTAGAAAATGCACTATCTCCTGTTCAGGATCCAGATATCAGTACAAGTGATACTGGATGGGTCGAAGTAGGCAGTTTGGTATTCTTTTCATATGGTGCAAAGTATCCAGAAAAATATGAGTATTGGGACTTACAACCATTGGCATTTGTACTGGAATTCTATAAAGATGGATTCCTAGGAGCAAATCTACATTACGTTAACCCAGATTATAGGGATGGACTTGCAAAAAGCCTGATAAATAGTGGAAGAGGGGCAAGTGTGCCCAAAAATTCGTTGCACAAATATCTCTATTCTGGAGTTGGTAACCTATATAAAGTTCCAGATGATGAAGATTGGGCGAGTATTTCGTTATTACCCACAGAACGTTTTATTGACAGACGTGGGAAAAAATATCCTAAGTATAGAGCCTGGAAGTAATGGCAAAAGGTTTTAAAGTCGTCAACATAGATCCACCAATTACACAGACCATCAATGGTCAGACAATCGTGTATGCGTTGGAATATGACCTTGAAAATGAAAAGGTCCGAGTTATTGAAACTGGAACCAACAAAGCAAACCCAGATGTCATTTATACTGATGGTGACTGGACAAAGGATAGTAACTTATTAAATCTAAGTAATTCGGATAAGTTATCTTTCCACACTGATATTCAAATTGCAATTAAACAGGATTACGATGCGAGAGTAACGCAGAGAACTGGTCAAGGAGGAACAAAAAAACCTAAATTACCAGCATGGGCAAAATCAGATCGTGTGGGACTATATGCCTCACAACCTGCTGGTCCACCTATCTCTTCAAATGGTGAACCAATTACATATAATAATCCAACAGGACTTGCAAAGATTGGACTTTTCCAAAAAGTAGGTGCTTTGATTGACCCTATGGGAGCAATCATGAGAAATGATGTAACTCAGTATGTTACATTAAACGAAAGGAACGCAAGAACTACACCAATGATGTATCCAATGGATATGTCACCTCACCAAGATAAAATGGTGATTCAATGTTATACATACCAACCACCAAGCAGAGACGGGTTTCTTTCCACATCAAAAAACTCAAGAAAAACAAGAGAGACACTATTAACTAAGGGCCTAACTAGATCTACTCCACTTAAGTATAAAGTTGGTGGTGGTATCATTCTACCAATGCCAAACACTGTTAAAGATGCATCGAGTGTTTCTTGGGAGACTGATAAATTAAACAATCTAGCGGCCGCGGCAGCAGGTCTGGTATCTCAGAACTTTGCAGCGAAAGGTATTGCCCAGGTCTTTGGACTAGGTGGAATGGACAAACTGTTGACCCAACTAAAACTACTCTCTGAGAGTGGTACAGGTGGTGGTCAGAGTGCCATGTCAGCAAGTCTAATGAGTGGTATGCTCAATAAACTCGGATACGATGTAAGTCCAGAGACTATCCTTGCAAGAGGTGCTGGTATTGTTCCAAACTCAAACATGGAACTCATGTTCCGTGGTCCTCAGATGAGGCATCAGAGATTAGACAAATTATTAGACATTTCAAAGAAATGTCCTCAGCAAAGAAAAATGTATCCGATACAGCAGGTGTTTCTGCTGCTGGAGATCCATCTTTCTTCCTTGGAACACCAAACATCTGGACAATCAGATACTGTACTGCTAATTTCAGAGATATTCCTGGGGTAAATATTATTAAGCCTTGCGCTCTAACTAGATTTGAAACTGATTATGCACCACATGGAAGTTGGCAGGCATTTGATAAAGGTCAACCAGTTTCGTATAAGATCCAAATGGATTTTGCTGAAC